TAGACCAGCATATCTCCTGGTTTAAGGTCAACCTTAATTCCTTTTAGTCCTTCTTTACCAGAAGGTTCAAGATAAATCGCCCAGGGATCTCCTCCTAAATTCATCGTCGTAGAGATCTCACAACTAAATCGATCCGTATGTCTTTTAAGAACATCTCCATGTTTGTATATCCTGGCAAAAGTATAAGCAGGAGTCAATTTTAATCCTGTAATCTTTTCCATAACAGGTTGACACTTCAACATTAAAGTTTCCATAGCAATATCTGAATAGCAATAATAAGTGTGTGGTATCTGATCGTCGGCGCCCTCATACTCACCTAATAAAACTTCATAAGGAGAAATAAATCTAGCTTGACGACAGGTATCATAAACCTGTTTTTTCATGACAAAGTAATTTACCACAAAGGCAGCTAAGTCTTTTGAGATAGCTTGTTTAATAACTACATATTTATTTTTTTTAAAACTCATGCTTGATAGACTCCTAGAGATAAAATTATTCGAGGATCAAGTCCAATAGCAGTATGAGTATGCCGTTTTGGAATATGTAAAAGATCTCCTGGTGTAACCATGTGTTCTTTATCTTCAACTTTGTATAAAGTTCTTCCTTTTACACCAATAATATAGACGTCATATTCATCTCTATGTGTAATACTTCGAGCTCCAGCCATAAAAGAAAAAAACATATCTAAATCGGAATTTAATTTATTTTTATTATGTGTTTTATTTAAATCATTAAATAGCTTTTGAAATGGTGTAAATTGTTGAACTCCTTTTATGTGAAAAATAGAATTAAGAACATGCTCACCTGTCCAATCGCTTGATATAGAGGTTATATAATTATTCCAATATAAAATTTCTGTTATAAAATTAAAATCAATTTCCTTCTCAAACTTAATATAATTTTTCTTAAACATCTTTTGCCATCTGTTTAGGAATAGCGGTTATGTTCCAATGAATAAATCTAAAGGGTGCTTTGCCGTGATCGACTGAAAACTCATGCTCTAAGTATCCTGGAAAAATAATTAAAGTTCCTGGTTGAGGCCTGTAATGAATAAGATCATTACCATTAAGAATACCTTTTAAATCTGGTTTCATTTTTAATTTCGTACATCTTGCTCCTGTTCTTGGATCATGAAAAATAGGATAGGAAGTTTTCTCACTACATTTTAAAAAATAAAATCCTGCTACATGCTGGTTCCAATGAATGTGGGCGGAGTGATGTCCTCCACCTTTTCTAGAAAATTCTTGTACCCACATTTCACTAAACATAGTGGTATATTGTTTCATATCGTAGCCATGATGATCTAAAAATTCCCAGGACTTTTGACCAATGTAATTTCTTAAATCTATAAAGTCGTTATCTTTAAATAAGGGGGTTGAATGATAACTGTTTCCAAAATCCCCATATTGTTTAATATATTTTTTCTGAGTTTTTCTAGCTTCTTTAATATATTTATCACTAGCTTTGTTTAATGATTTAACAAACTCTGGTTTATCTTCTGCCCATACAGGGGTTCTAAAATATTCGTTTAAATCCATGTCTATTTGTTGAATCTAGTGTTTAAGTTAAAAGAAATAGCGTACTTTTCTTTATTAGATGTATTTCTTATTGTCTTATGTTTTAAAAAACT